ATTGGAATTTGATATTTATGAATGTTCTATGTCTAAACCCGGAGAGGTTATGACAGGAACTGATACTTATACGAATTTTAATGATTTACAATCTGTTTTTACTTATGGTTTTGCTCAAGAGAATGTTATTAATGACGAAGGCGTTGTTGGTGAAGTTGCTATTAATGTTAATGCTCGTGGTTTTTCTCCTTTTGATTCAACATATGCATTGTCAAAGTTTGGTATAAAGATTTGGAAGAAGACCAAATATACTATACTTAATGGGGATACTGTAACTTATCAAGTTCGGGATCCTAAACGTAGAGTTATCGATCGTAAGAGTCTTGCAACCGGAGGTGGATTCAATAAACCTGGTTGGACTCGAATAATATTTTTTGTTTATAAGCTAGTTCCTGGATTAAGCGTTGGAAATACTGTTGGAAAGTATATTCAAGCAGCTGACATTGGAATTACTAGAAAGTATACTTACAAGATTCAAGGAGTTAATGATGATAGATCTATTCTATTTAATCAGACTTAATTTTATTAGATTTTTTACTTAATTTTTTCTATTTAATATAGTTTTTTTTATAAGGTGACTTCTAAGTCGTTTAAGAACTCTAAATCACAATCTACTGTCTCCAAGGTATCGTCTGGAGACAACGCAGCGAAGGGCTCCCGCCCGGCTTTAGCCGAGAGCGGGAACGGAGCGCTTTCGAGAAGACCATTTTCATCTGCGCCGCGGCTCTCTGTGTTTTGATACGGAAATGGGAAATACACTTGTTTAAATCTTCTTTTAATTGGTAGTAAGTCTTCTTGGTTTTGGAAACATTGTTCGATAGTATAATTTGATAGTACTATAATTTTTTTAGGTCTAATACGTTGTAGTGTGCCACCTTTTATTTGTCCTGTGAACGGATATCTATCACTCCAAATTTTGAGAGCTGATGCTGTTAATTCGTTTTTGGGACACCATTCTTCAATGGCTACCACATCTTGACCTTGGTAATGATCCCACCACTTATTTAATTCTTTTTGATAATGATGTGGATATTGTTGCCATAGTCGGTAACTTTTCCCTGTTCCTGTTTGTCCATACCACCACTCATTAGATAATTCATTTAATATTGTTGCTGAACCTTTTGAAAATGATAGGATTTTTTCATAGTAACGAAAATAATATGATGGATAACGTTCTTTTATTAAATCTAGTTGATTATTTTCAGATAGCTTAATTAATTCTGTCCAGATTTGTTTTTGAGTAGCTGATGAAACTCTTTGCGGATCTCCGACATCGTAATATTTACCATCTTTTTTACAATAGTCAATTGCTTGTTGAACCGTGCCTCGCCGTTTTTCAATATGGAATCTTTCGCCCAAAGCATTTTTACACACTCTGTAAGAAACCGGATGTTTATATTGCACAAACCCCTGAAGATGATGCGTTCCCTCGCTCCCAATTTCTTCTCCATAAATGATATAATCCTGATTATCTTGAAGTCGGTTAAGACGTTGTTTATCATTATCTGTATAATTATTTAAAGTGAATACAAAATCCCTTGATTTACCTACTTGAGGGTTATTCATATTTTTTGAAAATGAGGACTGGTCTAGTATTACCCAGTCCTCATGTGCCTGTGCCAAATCGTGCGGCTGTGGTGTCCGTAGCCGCACGTTCATTTCGCTTTTTTCACTGTACTGCACAGTGTTATTTTATGTCTCTTATCCCGTACCGGAAAGAGTTAGGTTTATCAGGAGCTGCGTATACTGTTAATAGAGCACGTCAAGGTTTAGCAAATATGGCGAGATCGTGGTTACGTTCTGGAAGAAATAGAACTACTCGAGCAGGGCGAAGACAGTTTACAAGGTTAGCTCAAAGAGCTGGTAGGTCTCGGACTATTACTAGGAATCGTCAGCGAAATGCTCCTTCTGTTGCTGGTATTGGTATTACTGGGCAACACGATAGACGTCTTGTTTATCTTAAGAGACGTATGCCTCGCAGGAAACGTAAGAATTGGACACGTTTTTTACGGAAAGTTGCTGCGGTATCTGAAAAAGATCTTGGTACTAGATCTGTATTATTTAATAAGCTTGCTGTTTATACGAATACTACGGAATTTAATCACCAAGTAGGGACTATTACATTGTATGGTCAAGAATCCAATACTGCTGAAAACAATGATTTATTCAATATTAAGAATTTTGAGAATTCGGCTTCTGCTGCAAGTCCTGCATTAGGTGCTAATGTTTGGAATTCAACGAAGTTTATTTTTAAGAGTGCAATTTTGGATATTACTATCCGTAATTCATCTACTCGTGTAATTGAGACTAGTCCTGGTCTTATTACTATACCTGATTCATTGGCTAAATTGGAATTTGATATTTATGAATGTTCTATGTCTAAACCCGGAGAGGTTATGACAGGAACTGATACTTATACGAATTTTAATGATTTACAATCTGTTTTTACTTATGGTTTTGCTCAAGAG